TTAATATCATCGGTTTTGTTATCTAAACGTAAATTATACTTATTTAATTTATTTTCTATCTTTTCCTTAATCCAATCTTTGAATAGCTTGTAAATTTGATTATTTGCTTCTATATCATGAACTAAATCGGGATTTATGGTAACAAGATTCATGATTTTCATTAAAATATCTGCATGTTTATCAATTACTTTTTCAGAAATTTTAGAATTGACTAAATCGTTAAAAAATTCTGCAAATATTTTTTCAAAACACATCTTCTTGATTTTGCCAGAAAGAATATTGTACGAATATGCTAAAATGGTTTGTTGAAGATACGGCATCTTATCTGGATTTTCAACAGAAGATACAATATTATCAATATCTTTATCATATTCATTTAAGTAATAAGTTTCTTCAAAATTAAGAGATTCTATTTCATCTAGAATATCATCTTCTATGTCTGAACAATCCATTCGACTTTCTGCATTATTAAATATTACAGTATTAACAAATGAATCTTCATTCATATTATTTTCTTCTCCGTTATTTTCCATGTCATTTATTCTAACTACATTGTATTTTTCTTTAAGATTGGCGGCATTGTAATAAATAGCGCTTCTATGAGCAATACCAACAAAAATACTAAACATTACTTTTGATGTATCGATTTTAGATAAATATTTGATAATTGCTAACCATGCATTATTAACAGCTTCTTCAAATTCTTCAGTATATGGTCCAAATACTTTTGAACCAATAACTTTTCTTATGCTTAGATCAATAATTGGATAAATTTGTTCAAGAATTTCTTGTTTTTCTAATGTACAATGCTTAAAAATTTTAGAATTTTTACCCAAATGAAACCATCCGATAAGTTCATAAATTTTATACTTTTCTATTAGATCTTTTAGTCGATATTCGTCTTCTAATGTTACTTGAATTTTGCTGTTATCTTCACACTGAATAAGATAGTTTTTCTTATTGATAAATGATTGAGATTCTTTTTCCAATTGTAATCTGAATTCACTTACTTTTCGATAAATATCAATAACAATATCATTAATTTTTTGTACGGAATAATTTTTTAATGTAAATATTCTAAAACGTATATTTGGATCCGATAAAACTAAATTAATAAACCAATCTTCTTCATTAAAATTCCAACTAAATGCAGATTCGTTAATTACATCGATCATCTATTTCTCTCCTTCATTATTAAATTTTACATTGAGAATATTGTTGATTAATAATGTATAATAAGTTATTTTTTCATTAATTAACTTACAACAATTTATAAAATTGAAAATTTAATTAAAAAACATATGAAAGGATTCGATACGATGGTTGATGAATCAACAATTCTTGAAATGATAGAAAATCGAAAAAATCCAATAAATTGGATTAAAAATAACTTAAAGATACCTCACCCCGCTCATGGAAGTATCCCTTTCAATCTTTATCCATTTCAAGAAAAAATTGTTAATCTATTCTTAGCAAAACACTTTATTATTACACTCAAATCTCGCCAGATTGGAATGTCAACTTTAGTTCAAAGTATTTGTTTATGGGCCGCTCTTCATTATGCAAATTACAACGTGTTGATTATTTCTACTGGTCAAAGAAATGCATGTTCATTTTTAGCTAAGATAAAAGGAATGTATGATAGTATTCCAGAATCAAAATTGAAGCTTAAATTAGTAACTGATAATAAACAGACACTAGAATTTTCTAATGGTTCTAAGATTGTTGCTTTACCTGCAACTAGATCTGCTAGTTTAGGTGAATCAATCAACTTGTTGGTTATTGATGAAGCTGCATTTATACCTAATGTTGATGGTGTCTATCAGGCATGCTATCCCACGCTTTCTAGAGCGTTCAATTCTGCCAAAGGTAAACCTTACGGAATAATTGTTATATCAACACCTAACGGTATAAGTGGAGACGGGAAATGGTATTATCAACTTTATGAAGGCGCAATTCGTGGAGATAATAAGTATGTTCCTGTTAAAGTACATTGGTCTGCTGTTCCAGAATATAATGAAAAGTGGTATTTAGATCAATGTAGTCAATTAAACTGGGATTATCGAGCAATCGCCGCTGAACTTGAACTTTCATTCGTTTCTTCTGGTAATACTTATATACCCGGACCAATTCTAGACTCTATTCAAACTACTGATCCAATTTCAAAATCTTTAGATGATAAACTTTGGATATGGGAAAATCCTATTCCTGGTCAAACATATGTTGCTGGAGTAGATGTAGCATATGGAGATAAAAAGGACTATTCAACAATACAAATTCTTAAAGCTTCAACTTTAGAGCAAGTTGCAGAATACGAAAGTAATGTTGTTAAAGTTGATGATTTTGCCGGAATTATCATAAGTTTAACTAAATATTACAATGGAGCTTTAGTTAATATTGAAAGAAATGCCGTTGGTAAAGTTCTGATTGAAAAAATTTTGAATAAAACTGGATATGGAATTGGTATCAATTTATTTAGGAATGTTAGTAAAAATGAAATAGAAACTAGATTTAATAAAGACGCTTTTAAAGCTACAATTGGAACTGATGTAACGAGTCAATCCAGAGATGTTATTTTAGCTAATATGTATGATATCATAATTAACAGATATACAGAAGCTTTAGAATCTATTGTATCAGAAGAAGAAGCATTACTTAATGCTAAAGCCAGATTTGAAGCAGTTATGTCAGGAAAATCTAAACAGCAAGATAAAAAACTTGGTATAATTCGATCAGAAAGATTACTTTATCAACTTTTACGTTTTGTTGTAGATGATTCTGGAAGACCCGAGGGTCATCCCGATGACCTAATATTTGCGTGGACTCATGCATTATATTGTTGGGTTAAAAGCAAAGCGTTTTTACTTAAAGATGTTGCAAAAATTTTAAGTAATACGGTTGGATTGTACGACGCTTCTAATGTAAATATTGATACCTTAAAGTTTATGCGTAATAACAGCGATTCTAAAATTTGGAAAAATCTAAGTGTAGAAGAACTTCAAACAATCTTAGATGAAGAAAATGAAGAAAAAGATAAAATTAATTCGGAGAATAATGAAATAAAAGAAGAATCCTCCATTATGAAAGTATGGAAGGCATTTATATGATGAGGTGATTTAAGTGGAATTTTATGCATTTGTCAATTTTACTCATAATAATATCAGTATTGAAGGCGGTAAGCAATTTAATGCTAAAAGTGTTGGTTTTAGCAAAGTAGATATTGATTTTCTCATGAGTCAAGGAAAAATTATACCGTTATCAGATATTCGAAAAAATATTACGGTAGAAAAAGTCATTGAAACGCCTAGTATAAATTATACGGAAGAAAATATTGTTGTTGATGAAAATGTAAAGATTTCTAAAATTGAACAACCAATTAACATAAAAGACGAGTTAGCATCTGTTGAAGTTAATGAAGTTTTAGAAGATAATGAAACCGTTGAAAATAAAGAAATTGCTGAAAATGTAGAAGCTGCTGAAACTACACAAGCTATTGAAAACGTTTCAGATGATGATATTACAATTGTAATTAAAGAATCAGAATTGTCTAAGTTAAAAAAAGAAGAATTAGTAAAAATTGCAGCTAGTTTAAATATTGATAAACCAGAAAAACTAAGTAAAAGTGCTTTAATTAAACTAATTTCCGAAACAAATGGTTAGGGGAAATTTGTGTGGGAGTTTTATTCAAGCCAACTGATGTAAATATATCTCTAGAACCAGACGATTTTGAAGAATTAAGAAATCGAGTTTATAGCCAGTTTGGATGGCCTACGGTTGCTGTAGAACTCAGCAATGAAAATTTTAAGTATATTCTAAAACGGGCGATTATGTATCTAAATACATATAGTCCCAAGTGTGATTATATTGCAAAAACAGTATATCCATATGTAACAGAATATGAAATTTTAGAATACGCTCAAGTAAACGGTGTTTTAGATATAATTGTTTCTGCTGAGTATTTAATCGGTTTGGGTATTCCAATTTCGTCATTTATGGGAGTTCCGTTAAGTTTAGCTGCTAGTAGAAATACACAATACATGGATAATTTTGTTTCTCTCTATGAGGCATATGATATGGCTAAACGAATGTTTGCTACTAGACCTTATGCAGAACTTGTTAATCCAAATATTATACGAATAAATCCTGCGCCGTATATGGAAACATTATTCAAATTCGTGATTACAGTTGACCACGATCCAAATTTATCTTCACTAAACGAATATGAAATTGATTGGATGATTAGATTTTGTCAGGCCGGAGTAGGTAAAGTTTTAGGTGAAATTCGACGTAAATATGATGGTGTAACTTTACCAGTTGGCTCTCTAAGTACAAGTGCTGAAAGTATGTATACTGATGCTGTACAGGCAGAAAAAGATTTGCTTGAAGAATTAAAGATGCGTCACAAATTCCCGCAAACATTTATTACGATTGGGTAGTGTTCAATGTTTAGAGATGTATTTTATGAACTCTATGATGCAGATGATTATGATAATTTCATAAAATCATGCTTAAAACAGTTTAGATCTAGCAATGAGTATAAGATGTGGTTAAGTACATTTAATAGAAATGAATGCGCAGCAACCGGTTTAACTAAAGACGGTGATGGAATAGAAATTGAAATGCATCATTATAACATTACACTTTGGGGTTGGGTAGAACATATAATTAACAAGTTTCAAAATGAAAATCCGCCGCTTCCATTAAATACTTTTTATATATGTTTAATACTAAATGATTTGCACTTTAATCGTTGTGTTCCCTGTGTTCCGCTAACTCATTGCATTCACAAAATGATTCATCACTCATACAATGATACTATTAGAACATATCCGCAAATATTAAATCATGTTAATGAAGGTAATTTAACTTTAGCTGATGAAATTATTGATCATCATATCGCTATCATTAAACAACAATTATCTATTGAGGAGGAAACGCATTAATGAAAAAGTCTCGAAAAATGAAAGCGGTTTTTACTCTTAAAAGTGGCAAGTCTATTGTCGTATCTATGCCTGAAGATCAGTGTTTTTATATTTACAATCAGTGGGTTCAGTTTTTATCTCCAACAAAAACAGAAAATTCTAATGACATTGCTGTAGACATTGCTGTAGTAAATATGAGTAAAAAAAGAGAAAATCTTATCGTTGAAATGGTTGGAATTTTACTTTCAGATATTTCTGCTATTCAGATTGTTGATTACGACAATAAACTTAATGATGATCCTTTAGTTTAGATGTGATTTTTAATGATATCAACGCTGCGATACTATGATGAAGCAGTAGTTAATTATTTTAAAAATATAACAGTTGAAGATGGAGATGGTTCTAGAAGAACTCCACAGATTCTATTTTCGATCCCTTCTAGACAAAGTTTAAAACTTCAACTGTCAAATAGTAGTACACCACTATTTCCATTACTTTACGTTACTAGAACCGGATTTAGTCCAGCCAATGAAACTAATATTGTTAAGGGACATGTTACTCGCCCACATATATTCGAATTAAATTCTAGTGAACATTATTTTGAGGGAGCTGAAATGCTTCCCTATAATCTCATATACCAGTTAGATTATATGACAATTGTTCAAGAAATGCACAATCAAATAACTGAACAATTATTATTCAATTTACACAAAAAGCATTACATTAAAGTTAGAATAGAATTGTCTAATATTATCATTGAATCTAATGCTTACATTGATAATATTAATGTCAACGATTCTAGCTCTTATGATAAAGTCGAAGATAGTGTTAATCGAATATTTCATGGAACTATTGGATTTAATTTGTATGCATATCTCTTTGATCCGAAATATGCTACACACTCTGTTTTAACGGGTGTTATTAATGTAAAAGACAATGTTACTTATAAAGATTTAATATGATGGTATTTAAATTTTACTAATACTGTAAAAATAAAATTAAATTAGAAGAATAATTCTATGTAAAGAGGTGTTTTACTTATGCCAATTCATGCATCTCCAGGCGTTTATTTTGAAACTATAGATTTTTCAACCTATGCTCCGAGACTAACTAAATCTATTTTAGCACTAGTAGGAACTTCAAGAAAAGGGCCGACGGTTCCAACTTTTGTATCATCTGTAAGACAATTTATAGATATTTTCGGTACTCCTCGTAATTCAGATTTTAGCGCTCTTGCGGCAGTAAGTTTCTTAGAGTTCGGTTCATCACTTTGGTTTAGACGTTTGGTTGGGTCCGGAGCGGTAAAAGCATCGGTAGAAATTCCGAGAGCTAATATTGTTACTGATGAATTGCTTACCACTGCTGATGATACAGGCACTTACATTT